AAGATTGAGAAGAACCGTCCATCCTCTGAGGAAGGTGCAGCAGGTAAGATGCGGTTCAACTACGATACATTTACACTACGAGAGGTAATATAGTGCCAGTATTCGATATTGAAACAGACGGTCTGTTAGATCAGATGACAAAGATACATGTTCTTTCGTGGAAGGGTGACGATGGAAATGTGCATCATACCCACGACTATGATGCTATGCGTATCTTCTTCACAGAAGCACCTACACTGATTGGTCACAACATTATCAGGTTCGACATCCCTGCCGTGGAAAAGATACTTGGGGTTGAGGTTAAGGCTCGTTTGATCGACACTCTACCTTTGTCGTGGTATCTTAATCATGATCGTATGCGGCATGGGCTTGAGGGCTACGGAGAGGACTATGGAGTACCTAAACCAGTTATTAAGGACTGGAACACTCTAACACCAGAAGAGTATGCCCACCGCTGTAATGAAGACGTTAAGATCAACTCTCGTCTTTATCGTGATTTAGACCTTAAGTTGAACAAACTATATCAGGACAGCGAAGAGAAAGACCGCTTCATTGACTACCTTATGTTCAAGATGGACTGTGCTAGAGAGCAAGAGACCCTGCGGTGGAAATTAGATGTAGACAAGGCTAAGGCCCACCTACAGGAATGGGAGACCCTGAAAGATGAAAAGACAGAAGCCCTCGCTGACGCAATGCCAAAACGTAATCTATTTGCAACACGACAAAAACCAAAAGTCATGCACAGGAAAGATGGTAGTCTATCTTCACATGGGGAACGCTGGGTTGAGCTTTGTAAGCAAGAACGGCAACCAGTATCTACACAAAGTCTGGTGGTTAAGGTGGGAGAAGAAAGGGCAAATCCTAACTCTGTGGAGCAAGTCAAAGATTGGCTCTTTAGTCTGGGGTGGAAACCTCGAACCTTCAAATTCTTAAGGGACAAGGTAACAGGTGATGAACGGAAATTGGAACAAGTACGGAAAGACGGAGAACTCTGTCCCTCAGTACGTGAACTGGTTGAACAGGAACCCTCTATTGCTTTGCTTGATGGCCTCTCTGTTCTTTCTCATCGTATTGGAGTTCTTAAATCAATGGTTGAGTCAGAAGACGATGGATACGTGCAAGCTACTATTGCAGGGTTCACTAACACACTCCGCTTTCGTCACGCCCGACCATTGGTCAACCTGCCATCAGTTGATAAACCCTACGGAGCAGAGATAAGAGGTTGTCTAACTGCACCTGAAGGTTACACTCTGTGTGGTGCTGATATGACATCGTTAGAGGATACGACAAAGAGACACTATATGAAACCACTTGATCCTGATTATGTCGCTGAGATGTCTAAGGATGGGTTTGACCCGCACCTTGACCTTGCTAAACACGCAGGTGTTATCACGCAAGATGATATCGACAAACATAACTCAGGGGAACGTAGCCTCAAGGCACTACGTAAGAACTACAAGGTGGTGAACTATAGTGCTACGTATGGTGTAGGAGCCGCTAAACTGTCTCGTGAGACAGGTATGACTAAGACTGAGGCACAGACTCTGCTAGATGCATTCTGGTCACGTAACTGGTCAGTACAGAAGGTGGCAGAAGGCTTACGTGTACGTGAGTTATTCGGTTCTATGTGGGTTCAGAATCCTGTGTCTAAGTTCTGGTATTCTCTGCGGTCTGATAAGGATCGCTTCAGTACACTGAACCAAGGTACAGGCGTATTCTGTTTCGATAGTTGGGTGGCAATGTGTCGCAACAACGGTGTCAAGACTATCGGACAGTTTCATGACGAGATTATAGCATTAGTAAAAGAAGGAGAAGAGCAACAAATACAATCACTTATGGAACGTGCAATCGAGAAGGTCAACGACAAGATACAACTTAACGTAGACCTTGGGGTAGATGCACAGTTCGGACGGACATATGCAGATGTCCATTAGAAATAAATATGGAACTTTGGTAGCAAAGTCTCTAAAAAAGTACATATATATAGATACCAGACTCGACGAAAGGAACCAGTATGGGTAAGAAAGTATACGTAGAATGCATGTTGGAATGGTCTAAGTTACGTCCAGAGGATCGTGACATGGGGCCACAAGATGGTTCTGACATGGCTCGTAAGTTTGATGAAACACAAGGACAATATGTCGTTAATTGTGTTGTCAATGACGAGCAAAAGTCCAAGATGATTAAGGACGGTATCCCTAACAAGGGAATGATGGCTCAACTCTTTAAGACCGACAAAGAGGGTAAGGAATACTACAAGGCTAAACGGCCTCATATGAACCCTAAGTTTGTCAACAAGGACACAGGGGAGAATGGCGTAGTTATGGGGCCACCTGAAATCCTGATGCAGACAGACAGTGGGTATGAGCCATACTCATGGGACAGTTTAGGTCTTATTGGTAACGGTACTAAAGCTATCATCAAGTTTGATGTATGGGACAATAAGATTGTTACGATGGAGAAGATTGCCATCACAGAGCATGTGCCATATGTTCAAGAGGAGCCTGTATTTTAATGCAAGTAATCATCACTGCTATTAACGACATCGAAGATGATGGAGTAGACGGTGAAATGAGCATGACTCGTAACATCGAAGACTTACAAGGTCTCTCGCAACTATATGCTGATGCAGCTAGGGCAATGGGCTTTACGTATGTCGAAGATGTAGGCTTTGAGAAAGATGATGGTGAAATGACCTTCGGAGTATCTTGGTAATGAGTAAACGCAAAGTGCTGATCGACGGTGACATTGTTGCTTACAGGTCAGCCTTTGCTACTCAAGACTTGTTGCCCAAGGATGCAGAAGAAAAGTTTGAAATACTTATCGACTACATTCTTGAGCAATGCTTAGATTTTCCTACACCAGATCAGTATGAGATATACTTGACTGGTAAAGGTAACTTTAGGTTTGACGTAGCAAAGAGCCATATCTACAAAGGCAACCGTAAGGATGCACAGAAACCACTACACTTATATCATGTACGGCAATATGCCATAGAGAAGTTTGGAGCTATTGTGAGTGAAGGAGAAGAGGCAGATGACCTTATAGCAATCGAAGCAACTAGGCATGGCCCTGATACTGTCGTGGCCTCTATCGACAAAGATATGTTGCAGATACCCTGTACACACTTCAACTTTGGTCGTAACGAGTGGTCAGATGTCAGTGAATGGGAAGGTCTTAAGTTCTTCTATAAGCAAATCTTAACAGGTGATGCAGCAGATAACATTATTGGCTTGTATAAGGTTGGCCCAGTAAAAGCAGATAAGATGCTAGATGGTGCAACAACAGAACAAGAAATGTATGAACGATGTATCAATGCTTATAATGGTGACATAGACCGTGTAATAGAAAATGCCAGACTACTCTGGCTGAGACGAGAAGAGGGTCAATTATGGGAACCGCCCGTAGCAGTAAAGCAAAAGGACGATTAGGACAACAGGAGATTAGAGATACTATTCTCAAGACGTTTCCTGAACTAGAACCCGACGATGTTCGTTCTACTGCTATGGGCCAGTCAGGGGAAGATATCCAACTGTCACCGAAGGCAAGAAAGATACTTCCCCTGTCTATAGAAGTTAAGCGACGAAAGAGTTTAGCGACAGTCTATGATTGGGTAGAGCAAGCTAAACAAGGTGGTCAATATGAGCCTGTCGTTTTCTTTAGGGGTGATCGTAAGGACTGGGTTGTTATGATCGGTCTAGATCATTATATGGAATTAGTAAGTAAGTGGAGAAAGTAATGGGCAAACGGTCTAACTTTGAACGTGTTGAAAGAGACTACTACCCGACACCAATAGAGGCCGTTGCACCTTTGATCGACCATCTACCTCAAGAGACTTTTGACTTTGTAGAGCCTTGTGCAGGTGATGGTCGGTTAATTCAACATATCCATGACCTTACAGATGGACATGGGACTTGTATTTATGCTTGCGATATTGAACCACGACATCCAGACATTGTTCAGCATAATGCTCTTGATATTGACTTTGGTGAGTATGAGGTAATGGACTTCTGTATAACTAACCCACCGTGGGAACGTAACTTCTTACATAGTTTCATAGAGCATTGGATAGACATTTGTCCTACTTGGTTGTTGTTTGATGCAGATTGGATGCACACTAAGCAGTCAGCTACTCTTATGACATACTGTTCTAGGATCGTTAGTGTAGGTAGAATTAAGTGGATAGAAGGATCAAAACATACAGGTAAAGATAACTGCGCTTGGTACTTGTTTGACCAGAATGACAAAGGCCCGACACAATTTTATGGAAGGCTTATGTGATGCCACTAATGGATTATATGGAACTCTTTGAGATGATAAAGCAAGAACATGATGTAGAGAGTCTACGACGAAAGGCTACATACTTGCTTATGTCAAAATGTCAGGAAGACGAAACAGTAAGTGAAGAAGAGTTTCTAGCCTTTGCAGAATATGCAGCTATAAACTTAGGGACAGTGGAAGGAATGATACATTGATTAGTCGTGAAGATATAGAAGCATTTGAATACTTCAGTCAGACAGAGATGGAGATGAATGTATATCAGAAAGCAGCAGCACAGACAGCTATCTATAAACATGAGCATCAGGTTATCTATCCTGCGTTAGGACTAGCAGCAGAGGCAGGTGAGGTAGCCAACAAGGTAAAGAAAATCTTACGTGATGGTAAGTTTGACCGTGAGGCTATTGCTGATGAGGTAGGTGATTGCCTGTGGTATATTGCTGCATTATGTCGTGACTTGAATGTAAGTATGTCAGACCTTGCTGCTGCAAATTTAAAGAAGTTAAATGACCGTAAACAACGTGGGGTCATAGGTGGAAATGGAGATAAACGATGAAGACATTAATGAAGTGGTGGTGGCGTTGGATCAACTACCAAGCAACTTGGCGAGAACACCGTAAGGTTATTAAAGAGCTAAATCAGATGACTGACCGACAACTAAACGACATAGGAATTAGTCGTGCAGACATTGACCGTCTGGTATGGCTAGGTGAAGATAAAACAATGCGTGGACGAGGAAAAGAACAAGAATGAACAATATGCTCCCTACCCCCTATCAAAACTTTATTGCACTATCACGTTATGCACGTTGGACTGGAGAAAAACGTGAAACTTGGTCAGAGACAGTTGACCGATACATTGACAATATCGTTAAACCCCTAACAGGTGAAGACAGTTACATCAAAGATATTCGTGATGCTATCTTAGACCTACAGGTTATGCCCTCTATGCGATCTATGATGACTGCAGGGCCAGCAGCAGCACGAGACAATACGTGTATGTACAACTGCTCTTACGTAGCTGTAGACAAGCCTAAACGCTTCGATGAAGCTATGTTTATCCTGTTGTGTGGTACAGGGGTGGGGTTTTCTGTTGAACGACAATACATCCAGAAGCTACCAGAAGTACCAGAGAAAATATTCAAGTCTGATACAACTATTGTAGTAAAGGACAGTAAAGAAGGTTGGGCTAAAGCATATCGACAACTACTAGCATTGTTGTGGTCTGGTGAAATTCCTAAGTGGGACGTATCCAAAGTACGACCAGCAGGTGCAAGACTAAAGACCTTTGGTGGTCGTGCATCAGGTCCAGCACCTCTAGTAGACTTGTTCAACTTTACTGTCGAGAAGTTCTTGAATGCTACAGGCCGTAAGCTGACATCTATTGAGTGTCACGACATCATGTGTAAGATTGGCGAGATTGTTGTAGTAGGTGGTGTACGCCGTAGTGCTATGATTAGTTTATCTAACCTGTCAGACGACAAAATGCGTTATGCTAAATCTGGTCAGTGGTGGGAGAACTATGGACACCGTGCATTAGCTAACAACTCTGTCGCTTACACTGATAAGCCAGATGCAGAGACATTCATGCGTGAGTGGACAGCACTGATCGAAAGTAAGTCAGGTGAACGTGGTATCTTTAACCGTCAGGCATCACAGAAGCAAGCTGCAAAGAATGGTCGTCGTAATCCAGACAGTGACTTCGGGACGAATCCTTGCAGTGAGATCATCTTGAAAAATGCGCAGTTCTGCAACCTAACTGAGTGCGTAGTACGTGCTACAGACAATATTGAAGACATAGAACGCAAGGTAAAATATGCGACTATATTAGGTACGATCCAATCTACCTACACAAAGTTTCCGTATCTATCCAAGGATTGGGCAGATAATACGGAAGAAGAGCGTCTGTTAGGTGTAAGTCTAACAGGCATCATGGACAATCCGCTAATGACCAGTGCGAATGCTGGGTTAGCTAAAACACTGGAGCATCTAAAAAATGTCGCTATTAATACTAATGCTGAATGGTCTGAGCGCCTTGGTATCCCTACTTCTGCTGCTATCACTTGTGTCAAACCTAGTGGCACTGTCTCCCAACTTGTTGATTCTGCTAGTGGGATACACGCTCGTCACAGCCCTTATTACATCCGTACGGTGCGTGGAGACAATAAAGACCCACTTACCCAATTCTTGATTGATCAGGGTGTACCTAATGAGCCTTGTGTGATGAAGGGTGACACGACAACAGTGTTCAGTTTCCCACAGAAAGCTCCTGCAGGTGCAGTAACACGTAATGATATGACAGCTATCGAACAACTAGAAATGTGGCTGACGTATCAAAGACACTGGTGTGAACATAAACCTAGCATTACTGTGTCAGTTCGTGATGATGAATGGTTATCTGTAGGTGCACGTGTGTTTGAACACTTTGATGAAATGTCAGGTGTATCATTCCTACCGCACAGTGACCACACATACCAACAGGCACCTTATCAAGATTGCGAGAAGTCTGACTATGAAACTTTGTTGTCGTTAATGCCTACGGAGATTGATTGGTCTAAACTTTCCGACTACGAACAAGAGGACAATACAGCAGGTATGCAGACAATGGCATGTTCTGGTGATTCATGCGAAATCGTAGACCTGACATAGGTCAAGTACCTTCGCCCTGCGTACTCATCTGTCGAATAGAAGATGGTGAGTGCGTGGGGTGTAAGAGAACTATAGATGAGATACGAGATTGGATAATCATGTCTGAGTATGAACAAAAGAAACTACTGCGTGAATTAGACTGGAGAAAGAATGTACGTGATCATAAGCCGTGACCAATGTAACTTTTGTGATAGTGCCAAAGCCTTGTTAAAAGAAAAAGGGTTACCATATACAGAATACAACATACAATCAGGTAGTAGTAAGTGGTTGTTGTACTTACTCAAGAGGTCTAGCATAACAACTGTTCCTCAAATCTTTAACCCGAAAGGCAACCACATAGGTGGCTACACAGAACTGAAAGATTGGTTAGATGACAAAGGTCAGAAAGAGTTTTAATCGTGCTTTGTATGAAGCATACGACGAAAAGGCTAAACAGGCTCTGGTGTCGTACCTAATTAAGAAGAAGCATGAGATTGTAAACACCGAAGAGAACTACTTTGTGGATGTAATTTCTCAGAAGCATGGTTACACCTATTTTAATGAGGCAGAGGTTAAGGTAGCATGGGATGGAGATTGGCCTAGTCACTGGACAGAGATACGCATTCCTGAACGTAAACAGAGGCTCCTAGACAAGTATGAAGGGCAGAATGGTGTTCTTAACTTCTATGTGTTCCGTAAAGACTTGAAGAAGGCATGGAGAATTAAAGATACCTTGCTAACCAAAGAAAGTCTTAAAGAGGCTAGAGGTAGAAATATACGTAAGGGTGAATTGTTCTTTCATATACCTTTTACTGAAGCTGAACTTGTGAGTGTTTAATGGATGACTTCCCCGAAAAACCTAAACGTACCCGACGAAAAACCAATTATAAAGGCGCAGACAAAAAGCAAACTTCTGGTCTTGTGCCTAGAACAGATCGTCAAAAGGAACTTATAGATGCTCTTAAAACACATAGTCAGGTCTTTATCCTTGGCCCTGCAGGTACTGGGAAAACGTATGTTACGGCAACTTATGCTGCCGACCTCTACACGACGAAAGAGATTGATAAAATCGTCATCACAAGACCTCACGTTGCCGTAGGTAAAGAGTTGGGATTTCTTAAGGGTGACTTACAAGAGAAGACAATGCCTTGGGCATTACCTGTACTAGACGTATTGGAGAAACATCTTGGGAAAGGAACTGTTGAAACTGGGATCAAGAATGGTAATATTGAAATGGCACCTCTTGCACTTATGCGTGGGCGTAGTTTCGATAATGCCTTCATAATTGTGGATGAAACACAAAATATAACGACACATGAGCTTAAGATGCTCTTGACACGAGTGGGTGAAGACACCACTATAGTACTTAATGGTGATGTACAACAGTCAGACCTGAAAGAAGCTGATGGTCTGTCTAAAGTTATTCACTTAGCAAAGAAACATATGTTGCCTGTACCAATCATAGAATTTGGTGTAGATGACATTATACGATCCGACATCTGCGCACAGTGGGTGAAAGTCTTTATGAAGGAGAACCTGTGATGGAAACAATATTCTATGGTGTATGTATCGCTATTTGTGGCTTTGTGATGGGCCATGTTGTTGGTTATGATAAAGGTCATGACGACATGGAAAAGATTTACAGAGATGTCTATAGTAACAAGGATAACTTATGATAAGTGGAAGTGAGATGCCCGACAACGTAAACAACCCTGCACACTATGGTACTGGTGCTATTGAGTGTATTGAATATATCAAGGACTTCCTGACAGATGAAGAACTGACAGGGTACTACCGTGGGAATGTGGCAAAGTATTTACACCGATGGCGATACAAGAATGGTGTAGAAGACCTTAAGAAAGCCCGATGGTATCTAGAAGCATTAATACAACAACAGGAACGCAAATGAGTGTAGTGGAAGGTATTTTATTAATTAGCCTATTAGCTAATGCATACTGCTTACGAAAGATAACCAAAGCAGAGGCAGACATAGAAATGCTGTATGAAGGTACGGCTATGTGTATGACCAAGCTAGGTCTATCCGAAGAGTAGATACAAAAAGACCCCTGAGTCCAACTAAGGATTCAGGGGTTTAGTTTATGCAGAGTATGGATATTTTATTCTTTACGTCTGAAGAGCTTAAGTAAGCCTCTTCCAATTTCAGACGGTGATGGGGCTAACCACCCCAATACTAATAGCAATAAAAGAAATGGGTCTATCTCAGATATATTTGTCGTACTATTATCTTGATTAACAGTATCGACTGGCCCTTCTGGTTTTATCTCTGGTTTATTGTAAGTTGTTACACCTACGTTCTGGTTGTTCTCTGCACCCACTTGAGTGTTAGCAGCTACATTAGTCCCACCAGTGGGAATTAGTGATGTTAGCCCACAACTACTTAATGTTGACGTTAGTAGAGCTACGATTATCAGACGACTTACCATTTACATATATCCCAAAGAAACCTGCTCCTGCACCTACGATAACCGACACAAATCCTGCTTGAGCATTTGTAGGGTCAGGTAAGTCCATAAACCATGTTGTCGTTTTATAGAAAGCATAACCATAAAGAGTTATAATTAGTCTAGGCCATATACGCCACTTATCTAACCATTCTGGTGTTATAGACATTCTCAGCAATCCTTTTACTTCTGGTAATAATTAGTACCTTACCATCCTTATCGTAGACATGATACTTATCACCAATTCTTATCATCTGGATGCATAAACTATTGCACCTAACCCAGCAAAGAATATTAATAAGAGCAAACCAGTAATAGACCAAGTGATAATAGCTTCTTGTATCTCAGCCTTACGGTACTCTTGCTCTTTCTTTTGCTTTCTGATCTTAGCTTCTGTACGCACTAGCTCATCCCATGCTGTTGGCCCATATACGAAAGAAATATGTTGACGTAGCTCTTCACGCATGGCATCTGCCTTACGCTTTGCATTCCAAACTTCCAGAGCTTCAGCTTCTACAGACCCACCTAAAGATTTCCACCAAGGTGGGTTATTTGCTTTTTTCTCTGCCTGACCTAAGTCTGACATAGCACCTGCCCATTGGGATAATTGACCGTGCATATCTTGCAAGTCTTTCCCTACGGCAATGCCCTTCTTGATAGCATTGAAAGCGACAGTCGCACCACCAATGATCGTAACTGGGTCTAACATTTATCATCCCCCTATTTTGCAAAAGCATCATTAAGAAGGATAATCTCTAGTTTTTGTACCTGTAAAGTTAGCTCATGGGTCGTACTTATATTCCAACCCAATAAGCCTACGAGTGCTGCAAACAACACCCCAACCAAGGCTTTACTATCCATTTATCTTTCTCGCAGTGATTGTTCTATACTGTCGAGTTTTACGAATATTGCTTTGATTGTTTCTTTCATCTCTTTCATCTCACGATCATATGAGACTTTAGACGATTCTAGTTGAGATTTAAGTACAGCTATTTCTGTCTCGTGTTTATTACATCGGGAAAACAGATGCCATACAACGACTATAACAGGGGCTACAAGCCATTGCATAATTAAGTCTACCATCTCGTACATGACTATAGAACCTCGAAGTGTGGAGCATCTATGAAGGGTCTACGACCAGCAGAACGACGAAGATCAATGTATTCATTCATCAAGTCTTCTGCAGTTCCATCCCAGTCGTTTAATGCTTTGTGCCATGCAGCACCCCAGCGTAGTGTCACTCCTAGCTCTTTAGCAGCCTTGAGCATTGCATCAGCAATTTCGTCGTACAAATTTAGTTCCCAACGGATGCCATCACAGTACGCAGCTAGGTCTACAGCATTACCTTCTAGGTGCTTAGATTTCATAGTTTGTGATGCACCTTTAGCTACTAGAGCTTCTTGTTCCTGAATGGTACGTAAACCACATATCACAGAAAAGTCCTGTTCAGATAGCTCAATAGCTCTTTCAACAACAGCTACCAAGCGTGGGTTTACACCCTCAAGTTTTTCTTTGCTTCGTGTTCCTAGTTGGTATCCCATAATATCCTCTTATGCTGGTTTAGTAGGCCAAGTTGGGTTTCTTGGGTCTGTTGTATTTGCGGGTAAGTCACGCAAGGCTTGACGATAGGTGGCCCATGCAGCAGCGTCTACAGGTGCGTCTGCAACTTGCGTCCAATCTGATTGAGCCAGTAATTCATTCCTCTGCAATCTTAATGTTTGCATGTCTAAAGCATCTTGTTCTGCATTAGTTGGGCCAGAGAATGTATCAGTAGAAGCATCGTAGTACCAATGCTCTTGATCTAGGTAATCATCTGATTGAACTTCAGCATAACCAGAAGCAGGTGTTCTTGGTTTGTTAGACCAACCAGAGATAGCACCAGTTGTAATGTTATATGTTACATACATCTTGCTGCCCTTACTTGATAAACTCTTCTATTGAGAATGAGTATTTATTAACAGCAATCTCATCTTGGTCATTGACGTTTTCTTGGAAATAGAAGCCCATAATTGCTGTCCCAGAAGATGCATTTTCAATAGCTAAAGCTGCGGTAAATGTTATACTGTAGTTAGTTTGGTTAATTGTTACCGATCCTGCCGTATTTACGTTAGTCATAGGTGATACTATAGCAGTTGATCCATTGAATAAAACAAAGTTGCAAGCAACAAGTCCGCTTGGATCAGAGCCAGCAGTTTTTTTAAGGGTGAGAGTAGCAGTTCCTAGTAATGCTGATCCAGAATTAACACTAAGAGAGGCATAGTTGCCGTATCTTCGCAGGTATTGACTGCTAGATATCCCCATAGCTGTTTTTATGACAGAGTTTGTGTCTCTTGCTGATGAAGTATCTAATTGATTGCTGTCAGCATCACCACCTGTAGTAACATCTGAAAAAGTAAGTCCAGGCAAATAGTCTACACTAATAGTACCCGCTGTAATCTGAGATGCATTAATATTACCTGCATAGACATAACTTGCGACAATACTATCAGCAGTGATAGCTACAGGAACCCAAGAAGAACCATTGTATCTATAGTAACGGTCTTCTGTCGTCTTGTACCAAAGATCATTTGTGCTAGTAGAAGTGGGGGTACTAGAGCTATAGATAACTGTAGACTTAGTATTTAGTTGAGAAGTAGTGGCATAGGCAGAAAGGTCTGGAGTGTTAGTAACCTCTGTATTATAATCTACCGTATTCTGTGTAGCAAGAGACCCTAAGTCAGTAACTTTACTTGATGTAAGATCAGGTATTTGACCTACAGATAGAGTGTCACGTATAGCAGCAGAACCAAATTCAGCAAAGCCTGTGTCACGTTCTATACGCCAACCTGTAGAACCAGCACTATAGTTATCACTTTCAATATCATCAGTGATCTGGAAGGCACCATCAGGAGTAGTAAAGGTAATAGTGACGTTATCATCAATATCAAACTCTACTTTATACTTAGATGACCACTCCTTAACTGTTGTGCTTGTTGCATCAACAAAAGGTTGAGTAGTAGCCCAACCAGAAGTTAATCCACCAAAGGTAAGCGTTGTCTCGTTAAAGCTGGTAGCACTTGGTGTACTAGGTGCAGTAGCTTGTAGTGTCTGGTAGTAGACCACACCAGTGTAAATTCGTGTGTCTTCTTGAGTAACAACAATAGCAGCATCTGTAGATACAGCACCAGAGGCTACTGCAGTGCTTTCGTTACCAGTAAAGTCTACAGCAGTTACCCAGTAATAATATTCAGTATCTTGAGCTAACCCACCATCAACATACTTATCAGAACCAGAGAAGGCTGCAGGAAGCAATGGTTGACTGTTAGAAGTATTACGATAGATGTTATAGCCCTTAAGATCATATAAAGAGTTAGGCACTAACGGCGTATCACTATCTGTGTCAGGGGCAGTCCAGTCTAAGGTTACGTTCTTTGGTCCACCAGTAGCAGACAACCCAGTAACAGGGGAAGGTGCAGTAGTATCCCCACCGTGGGTATAAGCAGTGGCAGAGACCCAAGAGCCTTTAACCTCTGATACAGTAACTGCACGTACTCTTACGTCATACTGCACACCAGTTTCTAATGGCCCAATGATAACTGATGTTTGACCTCTAGGAGCCTCAGTTCTTAGGTATGCAGTTTCATCTACATCCTTCCACTGTACTTCATAGTGGTTTAGGTATGGATTAGATACAGCAGTCCAAGAGACTTCTGCTTGACCAACAAAAGTACCATCTTTTTGTACATTACCTTTGTCACTAACTGACACGTTAGTAACTAGGAGACCACCTTTAGGATCAGCTAGTTCTGTGTTGTCTAGTTCTAAGGTTGCACCATCAGATATATCATCAAAGACATTCTCAGAGGTTTCTCTTAGTGTAAGGTGTACTTGTAGGTCATAGTCATTCTGAAGACCAAAACTCCAACCAATAACTTCAAACTCTTTATTAGTCCAACCAAACCTAGAGTTAGTTAGTTGGATAACATCTCCAACCTGACAACGGAAAGCCTTAAGACCAAAGGATGCCTGTACTGTAATCTGCTGTCTATTACGTTCTAAGGTAATCAGAGCTAGACGACGAGCAATATCAAAGTCATCAGTATAGGGTAAGTCTAAGTTAAGTACACTCTCCTGATTACCATCGATAGTTAAGAAACCAGCATCAGTTACAGGAGTATAGTCAGTTGGTTGGTAGTTTGTGTCTGGCCCTCTGTAGACCCCCTTGACAACATTAAAGTTATCACGACGAGAATGTCTTGTAGATACACTAATAGAAGATCGTAGGTCATCTTCCTCTAACGACAGAACAGAGTTAGTGTAGTAAGCGGGTTTCATACGCCACTTACCTTGTGAATACCACAACATACCACCCATAGCACTGGACAGGTCTGTTAAAACATCATGAGGAGTAGAGCTAACTAGGAATGCCCCATTAAGAGTAAATCTAGGGTCTCCTGTTAATGTAGGATAGTTGTAATAGTCACAGACATTAGCTGCAGTAGATACAAGAGTATCGTCTATGTTAGCACTTTCTTCAGCTAGACCATAGTCAGAGGTCATATAGTCTCTCATGCAGAGAGCAGGATTGTCAGACCATACTGTAGTTTCACTACGGGGGTCATATACTTTCTTACCCTTAATTACAGCACTGATGTCTGGGATACCCTGATCAAATACATTAGGGTCATACTTAAATCTGAAGTATGCGTAAGCTATACCACGTAGTCTATGGTTTGTAGTCCACTCTGTAACTTCACTAACAAGGTCACTATCAGCAGTCTGGTCATCAGTACCTAAATGAGTATTAATACGAACAGCATACTCTTCAAAGTTACCACTACCATCTTCAATCTGGAACTCTTCGTTAGTTACATCAGAACCACTTAGGGTAACAGCTACATCATTTAAGTAGAAGGTGGTAAACTCTTCAATCTCGTGTCCAGCGAAAGCTACAACACGATGTAGGTACTCGTTGTCATCTCCTGACAAAGCATCATAGACAACTACACCACCAACACGGGTTTGACCATAGATAACCTGATGGTCTACAGCAGCACCACGTTGGGTTACCTGATAACCCCTATTAGCTGCATTAGCTCCAAAGGAAGGTTTAGGTGTTAAAGCCTTAAGAGCAGCCCCCATAGCCGTACTGACTAGGAAGTGAGTTATCATAGCTTGAGTTGTTACAAACCCTACAGTAAAGTAGGTAGTAGCAGTACTCATCAATGCCATGCCAGCAGAAATAGCCATCAATCACCTATATACTTAGAGTAGACACGTTCTATAAGATTAAACCCTAGATACTCCATCAGACTATCAAAGGGTTTATGTGTCTTAGTGTTTATATTTAGTACAGACACACCGTCTTCCTTGAGACATTGTTCTGCAAACTTAATTAGCTTTATGCCAGTACGACCCCTACGATAATTCTTATCTAGATACAGTATGTCGTTTACTGCAAAGATATGATCCCTGTAGTGTAAATTAGGACCAACTAGAACAACAAAGTATCCTACCATTCTGTCGTTTACTCTAGCAGTGAATATCTTTAGCTTCCCTGATAACTCTAGAGCCTCATATGCATCCCAATCAGGGTTAAGTGCTATCTTACCTTTATTTAGGGCTATCTCTTCCCAGTGGTCTTCTAATAGCTTCTGTGCATCGGGTCTAGCAGTAACAAGGAACTCTTGTTGGTAGTTAAGTGTCTTCAACTACACGTCCCCATGTTAACTTCTGGTCTTGTAGGCTTTCCACAAAGTCTAAGCCTAAGTCTCCGTTAAACTTATCTTTCTGATAAGCAGAGGTATAACGAGCTACTCTAGGTCTCTCTAGGTCTACAAGTTTGTTCTCTACAGAAAGTTGGATAGTAGAAGTATCTGGGCCTTCCTCAATATTCATTTGGTTCATATAGCCAGTGAACACTTCAGTAAGGCTAATCTGTTGAGATTCTAGAGAAATCTTAGCACCATCTTGTAGTAAGATATAGCTTGTAGCATCCTCTTGTAGTAAGTTGTCAGTGGCAAACATGCCAAAGTTAATCTTACACACACGACCTTGATAAGGCTCCTGTAGAGCTAAAGAGATGACTTCACTAGGTACACCACTAAGAGTAAGTGTAGCCCCCTTAGCAGCCATCTCTACGGTCTCTTCTACAGAGGAAATACCTAAGAGTTCTCCTGTGCCAAAGTAGCTGACACCCTCGTAAACAAGAGTGCCATAACCTGTCCACAGACGTAGTGTGTTAGGACTATCAAACTCTAGGTCAATAGTAAAGAAGGGATAAACTACATTATCCTCTAGTGAACCACTGAGTGCTGCAGACAGGTCTCTTGACATTTACTTATGAATCCTCTTCAGGTTTCTGCTCTAGGGCACCCTTTAGCATATTCATGAAAGCCTCACGTCCAACACGTAGTTGTGTTAGGTTAAACTCTGCTGATGCAATCTTGCTGTCGAGTGAACCTAAGTGGTTAATGCAAATCTTTGCTTCATCCGATAGTTCACTCTCTTTGTATTCAACGTCATCAATAACAACCTTTTTTTCTTCAGTAGTCATATCAGTCTCCTTTTGTGTTATTCAGCCGCCCACGGTACTCCCGCTGCGCTGGTTGGGGTTTTGTCAGCTTCAATCTTAGCAGCAATTGCCGCCTCGACATCCGCTTGGTTTGCTTCGGCTTGCGCCCATGCAATGCAGTTGGCTTCCGTTACGCTATCGTAAGCAATGAAACCATCCGCATCCGCATCTGGTGTGTGGCTAGTTGTGCCATAGCTAGACGCAGAGTAATCACCGTCTACGCCATCGCAACGCCAGTGGATTACAGTAATGCCACCGTCTGCCAAGTTACGTTCTGTCATTGGTACTGACCATGTGTATGTTACAGCCATTATGGTGTCTCCTGTGCTGCTAAGTGTGCGGCATAAGCATCCTTAACCGCTTGTGTGTGTACTGCGTTACAGATGGCTTGCACCTCTGTGCTTTCACCTGTGATGTCTGCATCTGGTGCGAC